CCGTGAGATCGTATGTGGGTATATCTTGCCCGCCGTAGTTTGCATTGCCTGGACGGGCGTCTGTAACTGCGATGGGCGAGTTCATTATTGTGTCAACAGTTGACATGAGGTAGTCGCCTGAGTCCTGATTGCCTGGAGGGGCTGCCAAGACTCTGACGGGTATCCGAAAGTCGCCGACGTTGTAAGTAAACGAAGTCATAACGGGAAGTTCAATCATCACGGACATTGGTCGCGCGTTGCGCGGGTCTGTGACGGGCTTGAGACCGAGAGCGGTGAGTTGTGTTTTGATTGCGTTGACTGCGTCGACGAGGATTCCTGTTGCAGCCATTATGCGACCTGTGGTCTTCCGCAGCCGATGAGGGCCATGATGCGTCCCATAGTTGACGGGATTGGGATGGAAGACATGGCGTCGAATGATGCGAATGAGTCTGCTGATCCGCGCTCACGGTAGAGGGTTGCTGCGTACATGATTGTTCCGAGTTTGACGTCGGCACCTGGCACCGTGGATTGCGAATCGGTGTATCCGGCTTCGCGACGTTTCCGAAATATGTAATTATTCGAAGCATTAACGCAGACTGTAATAAAGGCCGTGTCGTTGGCGGTTGCAACGTCGATGCCCAACCATGAAGTGACATCGGCTGCGTTAATCCATGAAACGGACGGGGTGAAGGTAACTGTGCCGGTAGCAGTAGATCGAGTAAAGTCGTCGCCTGCGTTGACATAAAGGAACTGGTAGAGACGAATTACATCGGAGTCAAATTCAAGGTCGCCCTCGTCAGATACTCCGATGAATTCAAAGTCTTGTGTTGAGACAACGGTATGTGTACCCGAGAATCCATGACCTGCGCCTGCGATTACCACGGAATCTCCGACTTGAATACCAGTCTCAACAAAGGTCTGAAGGACGGCGTACCCATCGAGGCGCGTATGAAACGCGAGATCGTAAGTAGCCATCGTTCAGTCCCTTTAAGAGTTCGCCTGAATTAGACGAACGCAGCCTTGATGGTGAGCGTTGGGTCAATGACCTTTGATGCCCAGTACCCACGGAACGCAATTTGGCGCGAGAGCTGAGAGGGCATCTCCACTGATATGGCCCCTTTCGCCAATTCATACGATTCAAGCGCACGAGGGTCAAGGATGGTCATGCCAGCCGAGGTCAAGTTGCGGTCAACTACGACGCGAAGACCGAAGGCGAATGCGCCCTGTGTCGATGCGACGTTAAGTGAACCGTAAGCGTTCATCGGGCCAACCTGTGGGAACAACGGACGATCTGCGGTGTCGCTGAGTGAACCCATTAACTTCCAGACGTTGGGTGATACTGCAAGGATTGACGGAAGGTTTCCGTTTGAACCCGAAAGGATGTCTGCAGCTGCGGTGTACATCCACTCGACCCAATATGCAGGGTCTGCGATTGATGCGTTTGCAAAGTTGTTGCTGTTGGTTGTGCCAGTTTGCAACTCTGAACAAGCGAGCAGGTCTGTCCGGTCTGCATATACGCGTCCCATGTCGTCCAACAATGCGCCGAGAACTTCTGGCTGTGACCAGTCCATTGAAGCCTCTGAGATTTCAACGTATCCACCTTGAATTGTCTTGGTGATTTGTACGTCTTCGATTTCAAAAGTTGAAGCAGTGATTGTCGTGTTCTGTGTTGCAGTGCCGATTGAACTGTTTGTTTTTACTACAGGGCGAATGAAGACTGCGCCTCCCTGGGGCATCGGACGAAGAATTGTGGCATCCACGAGAGGGCGCGAGCCCACGAACGAGTTGAACACATTTTGAACGATGGGGGTCGGGATGACGCCTGGAATATCGACTGTGGTGATGTCTGGAGCGGCTGCGCGAATGTTGTCGTTTAACTGTGCGAAGTCGTGACCACCGCGAACGAATGACGCAATGTATTCAGACGCTGAAGGAAGTTTGAATTCGCGTCGTGCTGAAGCGAAAATTGGTGATGTTGGGATGGCGTCGGGCGCGGAGGCTTCGACTTGGTTTTCTTGTGACATTGTTTCCTCCTGGAGACTTGTGTCGGGTTGGGGTTCGGTTGACTCTTCTTCGACCTCTGGGTCGGGTTCTGAGGCAGCGATGGAATCGATGGTCGCGTCGACAAATGCCGGTACTGCGACAACCGAGAGTTCTGACAATATTGCTGACGAGACAATCATGACGCCGCTTTTGTCGTACTTGAATTTTTTGGGGATTGCGCCGACTGAAACTGAGTCGTATGCGGACATTTGAATCAACTCGACCACGTCATCTGCGGCCTTGCTGCGGGCAAACGTGGCACTGAAGCCGAGACCGTTGTCTAGATCAACGAGTTCGCTGACAATGCCGATTGGGCGTCCGTCGTGGTTTTCAAGAAGTCGCGCGGACTTGGCATTCAAGTCAAAGGCTCCGCGCTTGAACATGACCTTTTCGCCACCTGAAACGGTTGCGACGGTGTCCCATGGGACTGCAATGCCGGTGATGGTGCGCGGTGCATCTTCTCCAGCTGCTGCGTCAAGGGTGACGGGGACGGCGGTGAACTTAATCATGAAGGAATCTCCTCGAGGTCTGGAACTTGTGGTTCGACTAAAACATCTGACATTTCGCCAACGGCTAAAAGGTCGTCTGTGTCAAATTTGACGTAGCGTCCGCGACTGACAACATCGTTCATGCTGAGACGAGAAGTAATGGCCGTAGCCAGCATATGCGCCCCGAAGAGCCATAGATCCTGGCGAGCCTGAGACGCATTTTGATAAGTCATTGACGCCCCAGGGGTCGGTGCCGAAACGAGGTATGCGGGTACGGAGCAAATTCTGCTGAGGTCAAGTGCTTGGTATTCGCGTTGCGCTGCGTTGACTTCAAGCGGGTCGCGGTCAAACTCAACAAAGTTGACATAGTTGTTAAGTGCGCCGATGACGTTTCCTTCGCGACGAGCCTGCGCCCATTGTGCAGCAAGGTCTCCAAGTTCTTCACCGGACATTGTCTCGCCCGCTGAAGTTTGCTGCAAATAACCAGGGACGGTTTCAATCGTTGCTGCGCGGTCTGCGTACTGATCGAGGTGAGTTGCGATGCTGACAGCGCGTCGACCTGAAAACATCAGACCAGTTGTCGGTGCAAGGAAGGTAATGATTTCGTTCGGGTCTAACTGAATGCCGTTGAACTCAATCTCTTTCGGCATGCCGAAGAATTGTGGGCCGACTTGATCGGGCGTCTGGATGTTGGCTGACGGTAGCCATTCGAAACTCATTGGGCGTCCGTCGGTTGCGTTGCGAGAAGTGACCGCCCAGAATGCGCGTCCCGTCATCCAGAGGTCGGTCACCGTGTTAGCAAGAATAAATTGGCGCGGAACTTTCGGATCAGGGTTTTCCATCCACGACTCGTTCGGCACATAAATTTCTTCGTACTCTTCGCCGTTCCATTGCTTGATGTATTGGCGAAACTCGAGACCTGAGATGGTCGAGGCGAGAAGGTCTCTCGCCCGCGACACAGTCGGAAGAGCAAGGGCGATCTGCTCGAATGTTCCGCTTGACCATGCATACATCGGAGGGATGCCAGACATGCCGACTCCGGCAGCTGCTTTAACGGGCGAAGATGCAAATTCTGCGGTTGTGATTTTTCGGGAGAAGAACGCCACGGATGGAGTCTCCCACAAACTAGTTGCAAATGCAACTACCTTCCGAATGCCATTGCTGCGCGTCCAGTATTTGACGGGCGGGAAACTAGAGCGGCTGCAACAACTAGAAGTCGCGCTGCTTCGATAGGGCCAGGGGAGCGTTGGCTACTGATCACAACTTGACCGTTTGCGCGGGCAAGGACGGCACGGTTGACATGAGTCGCCAACAGTTCTTCGCCTCGGTGGTAAATGCGTTTCTCGAGGATGAGCGAGCGCGTCAGACCCGTAAATTTAAGTACCTCGGCGTAACCGAAAATTTGACGTCGCCGTTCTAACTTCTCGGGCGTATGTAGATCGAGTGCCGGAGTAATTGCCAGACGCAACTTCGGGTCTGCCTCCATTGCCTCGTTAATCTTCACCCACATTTCCTTGAGGGACTCTGTGGAGAACTGGACAGTTGCGATGATGTTGCCCTCTTCGGTAAGTCCGCAACGAATGCCAACATACTTTTCTCCCCCGGTACTTGAGTCGACGCAAAGGACTCCGCCAGCGGGACAGTCTGATTCCGTGAACAACTTGTCCCAGACTCCAGGCTGAATCCAAGCGTCCGCCGACGAGACCCACAGATTTAAGTGAGCGCGGAGGAACGCTGCACGATCAGGAGTTTCCGCAGCTGCCTGCAACGCCTCGAGAGTGATGGTCTGCCCGAGGGCAGGGTTGGCGTAGCCCCAATTTATTTCTTCGTTCGGGTCAACCGACGGGAGACTCCATTCGGCAAAGTAAAGACGGGTCTGCTTCTGCTGATCTATTGCGCCAATTGCTGCCTCGCGGAGACGTTGCATTGTCTTAGACGACTCATCGCCTGAGGTAGACCAAGAGGAAAGGAGCGGAGACTTGACCGCAATCTGTGACGGGCGCAACGCATCGAAGTAAACCTCCTCGGACACGTTCCAGATTTCGTCGACCACAATCAGATCGTAGGTTCCGCCGTGAAGGTTCGGGGTCGCTGCCCTGACTTCCCACGTCGACCCGTTCGGCATCTCAACTTTGTTGCGGCCA